AATTTTAGTAAAAAGAAAGTAACAGTATGATTATACTCCCAGAAGAAGTTAACTTACGACCTGTTTTTAACGTAGATAAAGTTGAAGAGTTTTACAGTGATAAAGACGGAGTACCTTGTAACTACGTTATTACGACTCAGCAACACCGAGGCGGTCCTGTTGTAGACGTGTACTACAGAGAAACACCTCACCCTGAGTTTGGGAACCACTACTTTGGGTTGTTCTACAGTGCGCCTTCTACACGAATCTTCAAGGCTAGAAATGTTTTAATTTGTAACGCAGACTGGGTTGAAGAGTTAGACTTTTCTATGATTAAAGACAGTAAAGGTATCTACGAGTACTCTCAACACGTCCACGACTACCACTGCTGTGACACAGGTTGTATTGACGGTGGTCGAGAGTACACTAAACTTTCTGGTAAAACAGCTGAAGGTCTTCCTGAAGTGTACAAAATGCTTGTAGACTTTGGTATTATCTTTAGAGTTGACGTTGGTGAATAGATACCAGCTGATGCGGTCTCTTACTAAGGAAAACAAAAACTTAACAGTACCTTGGTACATTATGGCAGCTTACGCCTACTACGTACAAGATAACCCGCTCTTAACTGACTACGCTTTCGATAACTTAGCAAAGACTATGATAAAGCACTGGCCTGAAATAACCCACAGGCACAAGTACTTTATTACTTTAGATGAGTTAAGAGCGGGTACCCTACTACGAAGAGACTTCCCATCAATTATTCCCGGCGCTGTAGAAAAAGTTAGGCAAATTAAACAATAGAAAGAAACAATGTCAAGAGTAACAAGCAGAAACCTAGCTTGTGATAACTGTAATAGCTCAGATGCAAAACAAATTTACGAAGACGGTTCTGGCTTTTGTTTTAGTTGTGAACATTACTTTAAAGCAAGCGATACTAAGGAACTAACTGAAAGGAAACCCTACAACAACATGACAGCTAAACCTGAAAACTTTGCTAACAGACTAAAAGAAATTGAAACTGTTTACCCTATAAAAGGGTTTAGAGAAAGAAACATTTTTAAACCTGTTTCTGAACACTACAACGTAAGGGTTTCTCACGACCTTGACGGTGAAATTGACGCACACTTTTACCCTTACTACGAAGAGGGTGTGCTAGTAGCTTACAAACAGCGTATTCTTCCTAAGCAGTTCCTTTCTATTGGTAACTTAAAAGGAGGCTTGTTTGGACAACAAAACTACTCTGGTGGTAAAAAGCTTGTAATTACTGAAGGAGAGCTAGATGCTATGGCTCTTCAGTCTGCTTGGTATAAAAAGTACAAAAGGTTCATGCCTATTGTGTCTATTCGTTCAGCCTCTTGCACTGATGACTTAATTGCAGAAAGAGCTTGGATTCGTAACTTTGATGAAGTTGTTCTTTGGTTTGATAACGATGCTAAAGGACAAGAGGCAGTTAAAAAGGCTGCAAGGATTATTGGTTACGATAAAATCAGGTTAGCAACTCACTCTGAAAAGGATGCTAGTGCTGCTTGGCTTGCTACTCCAAACGAAGTTGTTAACTGTATTTACCAAACAACACGTTACACTCCTGCAGGTATCCTAGGTAAGGAAGAACTTTGGAAAAAACTTGAAGAGTATAACAGTATTGAGTCAGTGCCTTACCCACCCTTCATGGACGGGCTAAACAAAAAATTAAAAGGAATGCGTAAAGGTGAAATCACTCTTTGGACTTCTGGTACAGGCTCCGGAAAATCAACACTACTACGAGAAATTGCCTTACACCTTATTGATACTACTGAGTCTAGGATGGGAATTATCAGCTTAGAAGAGTCTCCTGCTGAAACAGCTAGAAAGCTGGCTGGTGCAGCTATCTTTAAAAACCCTGCTGAAAATGAAATTCCTTTAGATGAACTTCGAGTAGGCTACGACAAAGTGTTTGACACAGACAGAGTTATGGTGTTAGACCACTACGGTTCTATTAACGACGGTTCTATTATGGACTTTCTTGAGCACATGTGTCTTAGTGGTTGTGAGTATATTTTTATTGACCACATTACTATTCTCGTTTCAGAAGGCTCGGAAGGGTTAACTGGTAACGAAGCAGTAGACAAGGTTATGAACGACCTGCTAAAGTTAGTTAAAAAGTATGATGTTTGGATTGGGCTTATTAGTCACCTACGAAAGGCTAACTCTCAAAGCAAGTCTTTTGAAGACGGTAGAATTCCTTCTATTGATGACATTAGAGGTTCTGGTTCTATTAAACAAATTAGTATGGACATTATTGGCTTTGCCCGAGACTTAGGCGCTGAGTCAGATGAGGAAAGAAACATTATTCAGACAAAGGTTCTCAAGTGTCGTTATACTGGTTTGACCGGGCCTTCTGGTTCGTTTAAGTATGACTTCCACACTGGTAGGCTTGAGCCTTCTCACGAAGACTTCCAACCAATTACTCTTTAAGGAGTTTAAAAAATGTTTACCCCTGCTACACCAAAAAGTACAGAATCTCTGACAGCAATAGAGCTAAAAGCTTTTGTTAAAGGTATGGACATACAAGGACAGCAACAAGCTTTGTCTCTGCGACAAACTACCTTGCTTTTAAAAGCTATTAACAACCTAGAAGACTACCCTCCTTCTTCTTCGAAACCTGTTTACAGGGGCGAAAAGAATAAACCTTATTCAGGAGATAACCCTTGGAAGTTATAAGATACAAGCTAACAACTATTTTTATTAAGTTAGCAAAGCGCAGTTGTTACTGGGGCGATACTTATGACTACCTTGAAAAGGCTTTAGAGTCAGAAAACTCATGGGAAGAATACAAAAATGAAAACTTTAAAAATGACAGCCACACCAAAAAATCCTGACGTTGTTGACCTGTTGCGTTCTAGTGTTAACAACTTAGAGTTTGACAGCACTGTTTCAATTAGCAAGCTGCTACTAACTATGAACCTTGCCGCAGAAAAAATTACAAGCTTACGAAAGCAAAACAAACGCCTTTATGAGCTTTTAACAACAAGGAAAAGTTAAAATGACTAGACTTTACTTAGACTTAGATGGTGTCCTAGCTGATTTTGACACCTACTTTGAAGAAATTTTTGGGGTTCACCCTAGAAAAACTACAGATGCTTTTGTTTGGAGTAGCATTAACAGCCACAAAAACTTCTTTTCCGAGTTACCTCTGTTTGAAGGTGGAAAAGAGTTTTTTGACCGAGTAAATATTATTGGTCTTGAACTAGCTATACTAACTGCTGCTCCAAAGTCTAACTACCACGAAGCTGCAAAACAAAAGCGTCAGTGGGTTTACAAGCATATTTGTCCTCACGTAACCGTTTTACCTGTTTACGGTGGTAAAAGTAAACCACTGTTTATGCACTCTCCTAATGACATTCTTATTGATGACTTTGCTGTTAACTGTAACAACTGGAGGGAAGCAGGCGGTAGGGCTATTCTTCATACAGACTTTAAATCTTCTCTGGGAAAACTTTGGGTTAACCTCTACGAAAAAAAGGAATGCGTAAATGTTTAAGGTACTACTTACTTCGCTTTTGTATAGTTTTGTTTTAATGTACTTTGGTGGGTTGTTTATTACTTTTGACTGGGCTTGGATTTACAGTACAAGCGAAGAAGTACGTGCTTTTGCGTTGTTTTTTATAGTTTGGCTTACTGGAACTATTAGTATTCTTAACACACTAAAATAAAAGCTATAACCACAAGAGAAAAAAGGAATACGGAAATGACTGATGTAAACAAGCAAAAAGAAACTATGAAAGAAATGCGTGACCACATTCGGCTTGAGCGTTACTTCAAAGAGTTTATCCAACAGAAAATTAAAGAGCAGCACGCTTTCGACACTTTTATCAAAAACATCGAAAAGTTCTCTCAAGAGGAAAAAGACTACCTTGTAAAACTCTGGGAAGCAGCAAAACCTAAACCAGCTAAAGCTAAAGTGGCTAAAAGCTTTACTGGAAGTAACGCTAAAGTTATGACTAGTTACGAACAACAGGTAGCACTAGGGTTGCTTCCTGATGACGACAACAATAACGACCCTGACGCTGCTTAACTTTAACTGGAGGCACGTTTATTATGTTTGACAATATCTGGGATAACCCTGAAGGCTGCTTAGATGCTGCTACCTTAAAAGTTGGAGACGTACTACAAATAAAGTCTATAGAACGTTTAGTAGTAGTTTATGGTAAAAACCACGTGCTAAACGTAAGAGAAGATATTGACGTGCTTCTTGGGCCTAAGCTTTTGCCTTACCAAAAAATGACGGTTAGTTCTATCTCACTTAATACAAAACACGGTAATATAAGCAGTTGGCTCTTTCCTGAAGAGTTTTTTGACGTAATAACGTTTGAAGAAACCGGAAAAACGGAGTATTGGTTTATTCCACTAAACAATAACTACCCTATCCACAACATTACTTTTAACGAAATCTTCGAGTTAGTTAAAGAATAACTAAAAATAATAAAAAAAAAAAAGGATACCAAACTACTAATGAATAACTACGAAAACTTTATTTACTTAAGCCGTTACTCACGTTTCCAAGAAACTTTAGGACGCAGAGAAACTTGGGATGAAACTGTAACACGGCTTATTAGCTTCTGGAAGGAGCAAGTAGGAGAAAAAACTTTATCTAAAGAAGACTGGGTAGAGCTAGAAAATGTAATTTACAACAGAGAAGTTATGCCCTCTATGCGATCCCTTTGGAGTGGTGGTACTGCACTAGCAGCTAATCACTTTAGAGGTTACAACTGTGCGTTTGTTGGTGTAGACCACCCCCGTGTCTTTGATGAGATTCTTTTTATTCTTATGGCAGGCACAGGGGTAGGTTTCTCAGCCGAAAGCAAGTTTGTTAGCAAGCTACCAATTGTTAACGATAACTTTGTTAAAACTGAGCGAGTTATCACAGTTGGTGACTCAGCAGAAGGTTGGGCAAAAGCACTACGTAAGCTTGTTGCTGACCTCTACTTAGGAAACCTACACCAGTGGGACTACAGTAAAGTACGACCTGAAGGAGCACGGCTTAAAACTATGGGTGGTCGAGCTTCTGGTCCTGAACCACTAAAAGAGCTTTTTGCTTTTATTACAACAACTTTTAAAAAAGCCGCTGGTCGTAAACTACGGCCTATTGAAGTACACGACATTGTTTGTAAGATTGCTGAAGTAGTAGTTGTAGGTGGTGTTCGCCGCTCTGCTCTTATTTCACTTTCAGACGTTGGTGATACTGAACTACGAGACTGTAAGTCAAACAACTGGTGGGAAGTTAACGGTCAACGTGGCCTAGCTAACAACTCCGCTGTCTACGATCAAAAACCTTCTATGGTAGTCTTTATGGAAGAGTGGATGGCCTTAATGAAGTCTGGCTCTGGTGAGCGAGGCGTTTACAACCGTAACGGCGCTCAGCGAATGTCCCCTGACAGACGAGAAGGAGAACTTATTGAAGGTTGCAATCCGTTAGCCGTATAAATTTAAAACGTGCGGATTTAAAACCCCCTCTTATTGACTTGGACGTGTTTACAGACACTACAGGGCGCAAGGGTAATGCCAGCGTGAGAGACTGAGCGAGGGGGCTGTCAAGTTATACTAAGAAAACTATAATGAAACTATGTAGTAAATGTGGAGAAGTTAAGTCTTCAGACTCATTTAACAAAAGAATTAAAGCTGAAGACGGTGCACAATACTTTGTGCTAACTGTCATGCTGTAGAAACTTACGACAAAGAACACTACTTGCTTGGAAATAAGAGAGATAATTTATACTACAAAAAATAAAAAATCTTGACAGATGCGACAGTCCAGCGCACGACTATCACTGTAACTACGGTAGTTGTGTGAGGCGCAGAAATCTCTCTTAGAAATAACCAGCTTTGTAACCTAACCGAAGTAGTTTGTCGTGAATACGATACAGAAGAAACACTACAACGTAAACTAAAGTACGCTACAATTCTTGGTACACTACAAGCAACCTTAACAGACTTTAACTACGTACGTAACGCTTGGCGTAAAAACTGTGAAGAAGAACGACTACTAGGTGTTTCTTTAACAGGTATCCAAGACTGCCCACTACTACGTAGTAACACTAACCCTCTTTTAGCAACTCTACTAGAAACCTTGCGTGACTACACAAAGGTAGTAAACGTTGAGTACTCAGAGAAGCTAGGAATTAACCCTGCTACTGCTATTACTACAGTAAAGCCTTCTGGAACCGTATCTCAGCTTGTTAACTCTGCTTCAGGTATCCACGGTCGCTTTTCTAACTACTACATTCGCGCTGTACGACAAGCAACTCATGACCCTATTACCCAACTGTTAAAGGATCAAGGAGT